ACATCACCAAGAGAGACTGCTGACGGCCAATGGGCGTTGCCAGTTGACGGCTACGAGCTAGATACAATAGAGCAAGCAACCACTGTTCCGACTTTTACACCTAAACCAGAAACCGACGAACTAATATAATCAATGGACGAAGTTATCATCAGATCCAGCATAGGAACAGGGGGCTTTTTCGCCACCTTAAGCCTCGCTCCAATCAGTGAGGTTGTTAGTCTCATGGTAGGTGTAGCCACTCTTATCTACATGATTGTCTCGATCATTAAAATTGCGAAAGGAATAATCAAATGACACCAGAACTAATAGCAATGCTCGGCGGCGGAGTTAGTGGCTTTGTGATGAAGCTAATCGGCGCACAGATGGAGAACCAAGCGCGCCAGTTCGACCGTATGCTTCAAAAGCAGGGGCTAGCGGACGACAGCGCAGATCGAGCGTCTGCCAGAGGTGGCGTATGGATTCGTCGTGGTCTAGTAGCGATCACGTTTTTTGCCATCATAGTAGCTCCATTTATCGTCGCATTCACCGACATAGGGGTCAGCATGTCTAGGGAGACAGGCGGCTTTCTAGGGCTATTCAAGGGCGTGCAATGGGACACTGTGCAGGGGTTTGTCATCCTCCCTGAAGTTCGCCAGACAGCCATTGCAATCGTCGGCTTCTACTTCGGCAGCAGTCAGATCCGGTAATGACGATAAGACAAGAAATCGTCGCAGAGGGATTAAAACGCTTCCCGGAGAGCGGCAAGAAAACAATCGCGAGAGCGATCTACAACGAGAATCCTAGCGTATGGGGTTCATTGCAATCTGCTTATCAGTCAGTGCGATATGCTACAGGCGCACATGGCAAGAGCAACAGAGAAAAAGCCATGAAAAATAGAAAAGAAACCATCCGCAAACTGGAGCAACCGTGCGATGCCGTAGCAAGGCGTTTTCCGAATGGATTACGGCACAATAAAGATTTCGGACCATACGTAGTGAAAGGCGTTAAACGAGCGCTGCTGCTATACGACGTGCATGTGCCATACCACGACGAAGAGGCGCTCGAGTTGGCTGTGCAGCACGGCATCGACTCGGGCTGCGATTGCGTGATTCTGGTCGGCGACTTTATGGACTTTTACGCCTGCTCTTTTTGGGAAAAAGATCCAAGGCATCGGGATTTCGCCGGTGAATTAAACACCGGGCGCGAGATGCTCAAATCGATCCGCGAAGCATTCCCGGGCAAGCAAATCATTTACAAGCTCGGAAACCATGAGGAACGCTACGAGCGGTGGATGATCGCCAAGGCTCCAGAGCTTCTCGGCGTGGAGGATTTCCAGATCCAGAAACTGCTCCGGCTCGATGAGCTTAACATCCGAATGATGGACTACCGGGCGCCTATCAAGCTCGGCAAACTCAACATCATTCACGGGCATGAGTTTGGAAAATCAATAACGAATCCGGTCAATCCATCTCGCGGGATTTTTTTGAGGGGCAAATCGAATTCGATCTGCGGGCACTACCACCAGAGCAGCAGCCACAATGAAAAGACCATCGAGCAAAAGATCATCGGGTGCTGGTCGAGCGGGTGCCTCTGCGACATGCATCCGGACTATGCGCCAATGAATAACTGGAATCATGGATTCATTGAGGTCGAGATGGACGGCGACGACTTCACCGTTCACAACTACAAAATCTTGAACGGGCGAATCTACACCTAATGAGCGACAAGCAAATCATCGCGCTGACCGGACCGAAGGGCGTCGGCAAAACAAGCATTGCAAGAGAGATTGAGGCCCGAGACTGGCAAAATCGCTGCATCCTATCATTCGCGGATCCACTGCGCAGGATGATGTCGCAGCTCATACCTATGTCACTTATGACGGACCCGGACCGTAAGGAAAAGCCGCTGGAGTGGATGGGCGGCAAATCACCAAGGCAACTGCTGCAATCACTGGGGACCGACTGGGGGCGCGATATGGTCAGCGAGACGATATGGATCGACGCGATGCGGCGAATGATCTCGGACCAGTCATTCGACGTCATTATCATCGACGACTGCCGGTTCGAGAACGAGGCGCAGATGGTTCGCGACATGGGCGGCATCGTTGTCGGGCTGGAGCGCGAGGGCATCGCTTACACCGGCGAGCATAAATCAGAGACGCCGGTCCCGGCCGACGCTATGATCGACGCATCGATCATCGAAAGCGCGGTCGATGCGATTGAACAGTTGCTGCATAAGTAATGGCATCGGAAGAAGACGCACTCGAACAAGCAAAAGCGATTCTCGGCGAACATTTCCAGCACTACGCAATCGTGGTGCAATATGACGACGGCTCCGTCTGGCACGAGGGGAACAACGAGCTGGTCTCAAAAGCGCTTCACGAGGAAGCGCTCAACATGATCCGGGAGGAGCGCGAGTGGGCCGACAGCGATTTGGATATAGACTGGGACGATGACGATGACGACTGGCAAGTCGCCGATGTGGAGGAATAAAAAACACACAAATTTTTCCCATTTAGGTATTGACGATGGGAAAAAGGTGGGCATTGTCATGAGTATCGAAGGCACAACGCCGACGAACAAAACTCAAAAAAACATCATGAAAATCACAGAAAATCAAAAAAAGCTCCTTATCGCATTCAGCAAAGACGATCACGTCAACAACTGGGGCTGGCAACACGAAGAAGCGGGCGCATGGAACGACTGCCTAGTTGAGGGAATGGTTGACGGAGGTATCGACCGCAGCGCGGTAGGCGGCGTCATTGCAAAAGCCGCTGACGCTGGACTAATTAGAACAGGCGGAGGCATCGACGGCTCAACCGAGCTGACAGACCTTGGCCGCTCCGAACTTGCAAAACTTCTCGCTTAACTTTACACACCAGAGCCTGCTCCTCTTCGGAGGAGCGGCTCACACAACTACAACCCACCAAAAAAAACTACTATGAAAACCATCACCTACATTAACGACGTCAATAAAACCGAAACTGTTTTGACTGACCCTTATTTCGTTTATGACTGCGGCTTCCCTTGCGTAGTCGGTAACGACTCAGAGGGCAATGAAGTCTGGCTCGACTTCAGGTCAGAAGCTGAATTCTTACAGGGTCTAGAAGAAGGCATTATTCGCGCTCCCGTTCGTCTCTAACCATCTAACCACACAACCACAACCATGAAAATACTACGCATCATCGAACAGCAAGCCGGGCTCAAACCCGGCACCTTAGACAGCGCGGCCATTCTCGCGCTTTGCATCGTCGGCTTCATCCTCATTTCAATCCTCGCGCTCATTTTCGGATAAGCGCGGCAACCGATTAAAATCATGTGGATCAAACTAATACTAGCAATCATCGCAGTCGAATCAGGCGGCGACAATCACGCAATCGGCGACAACGGGAAGGCCTACGGCTGCCTCCAGATTTGGAGCGTCTATGTCGAGGACGCAAACCAGTTCGCCGGGACTAGCTACACGCACCTCGACGCGTTCGACCGCGAGAAGAGCATTGCAATGTTCACGGCATACATGAGTCGTTACGCTACCGAGAAGCGCATAGGCCACACGCCAACAGCAGAAGACATCGCTCGCATTCACAACGGAGGACCTAATGGCTACCGCAAGGTTGCAACCGATGCCTACTGGGCAAAGGTGAAAGCCGAGCTGCACCGCATGGGCGAACATGATCTTGCAGACGGAAAGGTGGGGTTCACGCTATGAATTATGATGAGTTTACCGCGTTAAAGAGAAAGCACTCAGCGAATCACGGATTTGATCCGTTACCGATTATAGCGCCTTTGTTTGAATGGCAAGCGCACGTATTAAGATGGGCAGTCAAAAAGGGACGCGCTGCGCTTTTTGAGGATTGCGGACTAGGCAAGACCGCACAGCAACTCGAATGGGCGTCTCAAGTATTCCGCAAAACTGGAGGCAGCGTGTTAATTCTAGCACCTTTATCAGTCGGCGAGCAAACTAGACTCGAGGGCGTAAAGTTTGGCATACAAGCAAGCGTCGTTTCTGATCACTCAGAGATTGTCAGGCCGGGCATTTACATTACCAACTACGAGAAGTTAGAGCATTTTGAATGTGGCGACTTTGCTGGCGTAGTGCTAGACGAAAGCTCAATACTAAAGAGCTTTACAGGAAAGACTCGAAAAGCATTGACCGAATCGTTCAATGATACGCCTTATAGATTATGCTGCACCGCGACTCCATCGCCTAACGATTATACAGAACTAGGGCAGCACGCTGATTTCCTAGGCATTTGCACGCCAGCACAGATGCTTTGCACGTATTTCATCAATGACACGTTCAACACTGGCGATTGGCGATTAAAGAAACATGCCGAGGATGAGTTTTGGAAATGGCTGGCATCGTGGGCTGCGTGCATATCAAAGCCTTCAGATCTAGGCTTTCCTGATGATGGATATGATTTGCCGCAATTGCACATGAATGACATTACAGTTGAAGTCGATCAGAGCGAGGAAACTGGCGATGACCTTTTTCGGATCGCCACACTGAGCGCCACGACTATGCACAAGGAAATGCGACTGACTGCGCCAGCTCGATGCGATGCAGTTGCTGATATGGTCAACAACTCTACTGAAACGTGGATCGTATGGTGCAACACCAATCTCGAAGCCGACGAACTAAAAGCACGCATTCCGGACGCCGTAGAGGTGCGAGGCAGCGACAAGCCAAGCGTGAAGCAAAAGCGACTTGCGGACTTCTCAAATGGTGACGCACGCGTCATTATCACGAAACCAAGCATCGCGGGGTTCGGCCTAAACTGGCAACACTGTTGGAACGTCGCATTTGTCGGCCTTTCGTATTCATTTGAGGACTTCTATCAAGCATTGCGCCGGTCATACCGATTCGGCCAAACTCGCGAAGTGAACGCATTTGTCGTCCAAGCGGAAACAGAGGGAGCAATTATCAAATCTATACAACGTAAAATTAAACAGCATCAAACCATGCAAAAATCTATGAAAAAAGCAGCAAGAGAACTAAAGACAAGCGAGGCAGTAACTATCGACGCTAAAATTGACGTGACAACGCATAGCGGAGAAGGATGGACCGTGCATCATGGCGATTGCGTTCGTGTCGCACGTGAGAAGATTGCAGATCATTCTGTAGGCTTTTCTATATTCTCGCCTCCATTCGCGGACTTGTTCACATATTCAGCGGATCCGCAAGACATGGGAAACTGCGAAGATATGGATGAGTTTATGAAGCACTTCGACTACCTGATCGAAGAAATGAAGCGTATTATGATTCCGGGGCGCGAGGTTGCAGTGCATTGCGTCGATCTGCTTTCAACTAAGTGGAAGCATGGCAGCATTCAATTGCAGGACTTTTCCGGCGAGATCATTAGAGCATTCTGGAAGCATGGCTTTCTTTTTCACTCTCGAATCACGATATGGAAATCGCCAGTGACTGAAATGCAACGAACGAAAGCGCATGGCTTACTTTACAAGACGCTAAAAAAAGATAGCTCATCAAGTCGAGTTGGAGTGCCTGACTACTTGCTAGTCTTCCGCGCTCCGGGCGAAAGCGCCATTCCAGTCACTAAGTCTCCTGAAGAATACAGCGTTGATTGGTGGCAGGAGGTCGCATCGCCAGTATGGATGACGGTCGATCAAGGACGCGTATTGAATAAAGATGGCGCGAGAGATCATCAGGACGAAAAGCATATATGTCCTTTGCAGCTCGATGTCATCGAGCGAGGGATCGAACTTTGGAGCAATCCCGGAGATCTAGTTTATTCTCCATTTACTGGTATCGGATCAGAGGGACACGGCGCATTGTCGCTTGGCCGCAAATTTGTTGGCAGTGAATTAAAAGAAAGCTACGCACACCAAGCATGTGAAAATCTAAAAAACATCAACGCTCAAGGGCTGCTACTATAAAAATGAAAACAATCGAAGAACACTTCATCGACTCCATGCCAGCAGACATCGCGGCAATGGCCATCCGCAACACCGATCAGGAATTGCTCCGCCTGAGCATTTGCAAGACGCCAGGAGCAGCATTGCAAAAATCTTTCGACTGGGCGGCATCTGACCAGGGCTATGCTTTTTGGGCAAGCGTATTTGATACCGTATCGGAAAACCGCGACTTCCGTGATCTAAAAGTCGACGGCTACGATCTGGCAATGGCCGGGCTGAAGAAGCTACACGCCGAACTTTTGAAGGATCGGAAACGGCTGGACTGGCTGCTGTCAAATCAGTGCGGATACTCCATCAACGGAATAGGAACGCGCGAAAAGATCGACGCGGCAATGAATGAGGAGTGGTTCGAGCGCGAGCGCCATGACAAGATAATGTCCGGGATGGACGCGGAGGACTTCCAATAATTTACCGCTCAACCGAGCATCAACCAAAAAACAAAAAAAAGGAGAATAGCTAATGGCTACACTACAAGCACCAGCAGAGAATAGCAACGGATTCGAGATCGGAGACGTTGCACCAGCAGGCGACTACATCGCCACTTGCATCGACATCGCCGACGAGTTCGGGGTGACTCGTCGCAAGTATCAATCAGAGGAGACTGAGCAGATCGACGTGACACGCTTTCTGTTCGGATTCAAGGCACCGGACGGACGCATCTACAAGGTGCAGACCTTCGAGATGAAGATCAGCGGCTCGCCGAAGTCAGCGCTCTATAAGTTCCTCAGCTCATGGCTAGGCCAAGCGCCAAGAATGGGCTGGGACTATTGCGAGCTGAAGGGCAAGGGCGCGGTCATCAAGGTCGAGCAGGTCACGTCGCAGATGGGCAAGGTCTACAACAAGATCGTGAGCATCCTGCCACCTAAGACAAGCCTGAGCGACTATACCGCGCAGGTTATACCGATCGAACAGTTCGCAGCGGTCTCGCAGGCAAGCGCTGCGTTCTCAGCAGCACCGGCACCAGCGTCAGCACCGGCGGCACCAGCATCAGCACCAGCGGCATGGTCGCCAGAATCAGGAGACGAAATGGACTGCCCGTTCTAATATGAGAAAAGACTACGCACGAAAAAAAGCAAATCGCGGCGTGGATAAACTGCTCGCTCGCCTTCAAAAAGAGGGCGAGCGGCTATCCGATCCGCGAATCATAAAACTGAAAAAAAAGAGACAATCACTATGAAAATGAATAAAACTATATTCGGCGAGAGAATTATATGCACTCCGCCAAAGGACCACACGGGATACTCGCCCACTAAAGACGGCAAGATATTAGGACGATATAAATATCATCAATCAGCAGAAGCAATCGGCGAAGGCACTATAGTGATGGAATACAAGGATGCGATAGAAAGGGGGCTCAAAAATGGCAACACTTGAGAAAAAGCAGGATCTATCAGATTCACACTGGTATAGCCGGGACGGAGTGCCTGCATACACGATGCTAAAAAAGGACGGAGGCGAGCGCAGCACGACGCTGCGAGACGCTCGGAAACATGGGCTGCTTCCATCGGTCACGACCATCTTCAACATCATGGCGAAGCCGGGACTGGACAGATGGAAGCTGACGAAAGCGGTTGAGGCGTCAATGATTGTTGATCGCGATCAGGGAGAGCCCGAGGATCGCTTCATCGAGCGCGTGATCGAGCGCAGCCGGGAGGAAGTCGCGGAGGCGGCTGATCTAGGCACGAAGATCCATGACGCGATTGATGCTGCATTCGACGGCGTAAAGCCGCCGGATAATCTAAAACCTTATGTCGAGCCGACGATGGCTTATCTATCGACGCTCAAGCTGACAGACGTCAGGCGAGAGGATGTGGTCGTTGACGCAGCGAACGGCTACGCCGGGCGGGTCGATCTGCTCGCTCGTTTCGGCAACAGCAACATCATCATCGACTTCAAGACTCGAAAGACGACTGAAGGCCAGAAGGTGACGCCGTATGAGTTCCAGTCGATGCAGATCGCGGCCTACGGCATGGCGGCGTTCGGCAGTCTGGAATTCACCTACGGCGCCAACGTCTACATCTCGACAACCGAGCCGGGGCGTATCGAGACAGCCGCTTACAATCCGGAGCGGTTGCAAAAAGAGTTCGACGCTTTCAAATCGATGTGCCACATCTGGCGCTATCTCAAAAACTACGATCCAAGATCATGATCAAATACAAAGACAAGATACTAAAAGAGGCAGAGAGATTCACCGGGATCGATTCAGAAATCATCATCGGAAAATCACGGAAGAATGATGTGCTGATAATACGAGACGCGGTCTGCATCGCGTTGAAACAAGGATACGGTCTGACCGATGGAAGCATCGCGCAAAGCATAGGCCGAGACCGTTCGACAGTTAGTTATGCTCAGAGGCGGCATGAAAAGCGATTGAATGATGTGCCTATTTACAAGGCGCTATACGAACACCTGCTATCAGAAGCACAGAAAGGAGTGGAGGCATGAATCAATTCGCGAAACAATCAGAGAACTAGGGATTGATTTACCTTTTCCTATCGAGATTACAAATGAGAACATCTTGTCCTATATCCTCTCCTGCATACGAGCAGTGATGGTTACTCACCTGAAAGACCTTACGAGGAGCAACAGGGAGCAGTGGAGTTGGCCACCACTGGGGCGTTTCTATTTAATAGTTCCAATACTTCGACGAAGTATTGGGTAACGATCCACCGTTCCAATGGAGGGCAATCAAAATGTAGTGTAGAACGTACTAGGATATGAGGCTTGTGGATAGGCGTTGATCGAGCGGCATGCTGTTAGATCGATCATTTGTCATACAAGGTAACTTCTCTACGTCATCTATTGGGTTAACTATTATCGAGCTTGTAATTCCTCTACGGAGGTTGATAATGAGGATAAGGACTGCGTAGCGGTCGGCTCCCTCACACTTTTAATACTATGAAATTTCCTACCGAACGGTAATAACCTGTCGGACAAATCAACATATATACGACAACAACCGATGAAAAAACTAAGCGAAACATACAAAGAACTAGGGATTGAAATTTCCCATTTAGGACGAATCTCAAAGTCACCAGTAGTGGATCAGAAGAGACTAATTGAGTGGGCTAGAAACTTTCAGCCAAAAAAGCAAAAGCCTTTTCTGGATCTCAGAGAAACGACAACAACGTGGAGCGCACTCGCGCCGAAGGCGTTGAGTGACGCGACTGGTTATGAATTACATTAGCACAGAGGAACTAATTAACGGGATGAAGCACATGGCTGACGATCACCCATGTTGCGCACAGACCACCAAGGCCGCTATTGGACGAATCGAAGAACTGGAAAATGCCATGAAAGTAATTTCCATTTGGTCGGGGGCCGACGATCCCAAAAGAGAGACAAGAACCAAGGCAATGTCCGACATTCACGACAAAGCTCAATCTGTTCTTTTTCATAACCAATAGATGAGACACCGACCTATGAATAAAGAAAACCTAAATATTAACGAACGTAGAGGCGGCTTAATCGGTTGTCTCAATCGTCTGGTTCGATTCCGCAAGTGGTTCTTCCACGATATTATGGGCTGGCATAACTGCAAGGGTGGCAACGGGTCATTCGACGGATGCAGTATGCACGCTAAATGCTCATGCGGCAAAGATGTAATGCAAGACAGCCAAGGTAATTGGTTTTAATCGAACGGAGACGAGAGAGGAACCAAGCGTGACTCCTGCGATGGCAAGGTTGTCGAGATTGACGGCAAGAAGTATAAACTAACAGAACTATGAAAAATCTAATACCAAAAAACCTAGATGGTCTTATTAAGGACTATCTTTTCGAAGGAGCTAAACTCTTTATGTTTCAACCATACCGAGAAGAGCACGCCTTTTTCATCGAGCATCGACATGGCGATGTGTCAATCGCTTCGTGGGTCGAGGGAAGAGAAGATATATCGTATCTTAACATAAGCAAAGATATCAGGAACAGCCTAGCAAATGATTTAGCGATAAAGGAGGATTTGACATGAAACCCGACGCTTGGCTAGTAGTTAAAATCACAACCGATGGGGAAGTAATCCACAAGGTTGTTATGGGCTGGAGCGGCGGCTATCTCTACGGAGATAGCTGGAGAGTGAACAGCGGTATTAAAAGTGTTGAATATGACGATGGCTTCTATAAATTCCATGGCTTCAGTGGTTCAGTATATGATTGCCACGAAAACGCATACGGTCAAAAAATGTGCAACTATATTGGACTACAGCAAATCATCCGTGCGTGTGAGTTAAGCAACTCTAAGTGTGAAATCCTCGACGAGGATACGGATTGGCTGAACTATACATACTCACCGAACGAAGGGAAGGATTTGAATCCTAGCCACACCTCGCTCCCTGTCTTCGACCGCAAGGTTGATGCCCTACCGAACGACAAGTGCACCATCGAAATCTTTAATGACGGAAGGTGGCTCGCTTGCGAATGGAACCCCAGGACGGCGGACAGTCAGGCTGATGTTGGCTACATCGGAACGGCGAGAACCACAGACAGCCCGATCCAAATCGGCTTACACGCTTGGGAGCAAAACGATTCGGAGTTCAGATATTTCTGCATACCGGAGAACGATCAAAGTGAGGTACGCGACCAATGACCAACGAAAGCACTAGCGACGCTGCCGCGTTGCCTCAACTGCCTTGTTCTGATTCGCGTGATCTTCGCACGAGGGAGGGGCGGCGGCAGGAGGTGTTGGAGGAAATTCGAGACTATGGCGGGTTCTCGATCTTCTGGGTGACGGAAAACCAGCTTCGCGCCTGTGTCGCTCAAGACATGCAAGATAGCGGCGAGATCATCACCGACAACAAGACGCACGGATTCCCTTGGATCGGCGCAAAAATTTCAAAGCAGAACGTAAAGGTCGAACATGAGTGAGGAACGAACGGAGTTGAGACAACTGACTGGTTAGAAACCGAAACGTAAAACAAGGAATAAAATGGTAATATGGACAATAGAGTGTGACGAACTGGATAAACGTATGAGCGTTAAAGCGGACAGCCATCAGCAAATGGTTAAGCTTTTACTGGAGCGGGGATTTATGCGAATACTGCAATCTAATGTTCCGCATCAAGATGAGCCGATGGTTTATGAGGACAAATCGGGCAACGTATGGGATGCAATGCCAACAGACTTTCGGCACGCAAGCACGCTACCGCACATGGATTCCCTTCCTTCTAACG